ACGTAAGCAGCAATGACTCGGACATCAGCTCCCTTCAATCTGACGTTTCAACTGCTCAGTCTGACATCTCCACTCTTCAATCGAACGTTTCTTCGAATGATAGTGACATCTCTTCCTTGCAGTCCGACGTATCCGCTAACACTTCTGCTATCAGCAGCAACGACAGCGACATCTCTGCTCTGCAAACTCAAGCTGGTTCCCTCGCTTCTGACGGTAACTCTGCTTCGTTCAGCGGAAACATCAGTGCTGCCAATGCTACGTTCTCTGGTAACTTGACTGTTAATGGTACGACCACTTCGGTTAACACCACCAACATCGACGTTACTGACAGCATCATGAACCTTTCTAAAGGTGCTGGTTCCGGAACAAATGCTTCGAATGACGGTGGTTTCATCGTTGAGCGTGGTTCTTCCGAAAGCAATGTTGCTTTTATCTGGGACGAAGGAGACGACAAGTTCAAAGTTCTCTCTACTTCCGCAACTGCTGCTGCTACTGACATCTCATCGACTGACGGATCGGCTACTGCCGCTAAGTTTGACGCTGACCTCTACCATAACGGTACTGAGTTAGGAACAGTCGCTGAGTTCGAAGCTGCTTTAAGTTAAGCTTTAACGCTCATCCATCATTAAGGGGCGGTTCTTCGGAGCCGCCTCTTTTTGTTTACAAAGATAACAACCAATAGTACACTTATATTATGTTAGATCACAAACAAGCTTCATCGTTGCATGACGAGGTGGCGAACGCATACCGAGCGAGCATCGATCTTATGAACGAGACTGGAGAGTATTCAGCGGCTCTTTTAAATGGAGCTAGACAGCTGTTGAAAGACAATAATATCGTAATGGACAGCGGTGTAGGTACGCCATTGGAAGCATTAGATCATCAATTAAAAGCGTTACCATTTGAAGAAGAACAACATCGAGATACCGCCCAAGCTACGGGACTTTAGAAACTTTCTATACCTAGTTTGGAAACACCTTAACCTCCCTGATCCTACCCCGCTTCAATACGATATAGCGGAGTACTTGCAACACGGACCTAAGCGGTCTGTTATCATGGCGTTCCGGGGCGTAGGAAAAAGTTGGATAACATCTGCTTTTGTAGTACATCAGCTACTGCTGGACCCAGCTAAGAACATACTTGTTGTATCTGCATCTAAGAATAGATCGGATGACTTTTCTACCTTTACCCTTCGTATCATCCAAGAGATACCTATACTACAAGGATTAAAGCCGTCAGAGAACCAACGATTCAGTAAGATAGCCTTTGATGTTGGCCCGGCTCCTGCGTCTCACGCACCCTCTGTTAAGTCTCTTGGTATATCGTCACAGCTAACAGGTAGTCGTGCAGACATCATCGTAGCGGACGACGTAGAGGTAGCTAATAACAGTGCTACTCAAGGAATGAGGGATAAGCTGGATGAACAAGTAAAAGAGTTCGACGCTATCGTTAAACCACTCGACTCCTCCCGTATCATCTTTCTTGGTACTCCTCAATGTGAGGACAGTATATACAACAAACTGCGAGAGAGGGGCTACAAGAGCCGTATATGGCCTTCAGAGTATCCAGACGATACAGAGGCTACGAACAACTACGGAGGCGATTTAGCACCCCTTATAGCGGACGATATAAACGAAGAGACAGTAGGTACTTCTACAGAACCCCTACGGTTCACTGATCTCGACCTAGAAGAACGTAAGATGAGCTACGGTCGTACCGGGTACGCCTTACAGTTCATGTTGAATCCTAAGCTATCTGATGCTGATAGATACCCGCTAAAGATAAACGATTTGATTATATCTGATGTAGATGTAGACCTAGCTCCTGAAAAGATCGTGTGGTCCTCTGACCCGGATAATACGGATCGTGAGCTACCAAATGTCGGATTGGCGGGGGATCGATTTAGGAGACCCTCTTCCACTGTAGGTGATATGATACCGTACAGCGGGTCTGTGTTATCTATTGACCCTAGTGGGCGTGGTAAGGACGAGACGGGGTACGCTGTAGTAAAGATGCTTAACGGACAACTGTACGTACCTGATGCTGGTGGTATAAAAGGTGGGTACGACGAGAAGACACTTAAACAGCTGGTAGCTATAGCAAAGGATAACAAAGTTAATATCGTTGTTATAGAGTCTAACTTTGGAGACGGTATGTTTATGGAGCTAATTAAACCGTTGTTTAGAACAACATATCCTGTAACCATAGAAGAAGTACGACATAACAAACAAAAGGAGCTACGTATCGTTGATGTATTGGAACCTGTACTTAACGCTCATCGTCTTGTTGTAGACCCTTCTGTTATAACAAATGATTACAGATCAGCTCTTAGCTACCCTATAGAACAACAAACCAGATATATGTTAATGTATCAGCTGTCTAGGATAACAAGAGATAGAGGATCACTAGTACACGATGACCGTCTTGACGCACTATCAATCGCTGTTGGTTATTGGACGCAGCAGATGGCTGCTAACGCTGACCAATCGATGGTTGATAGACAACAAGAACTACTTCATAAAGAACTACAAGACTTCACTGATAGCTTCTATAAAAGAAGCAACAGCTCTAAAGCGGTCCTCTGGATGTAGTAGTCGCTATCGCTTCTACTTATAATAACAAACCTTGTTCACTATCGTTCTCATCGTCTTTACTCACTTCGTTCGATAAAGACTCTTTGATTACCTGTTATAGCTGTTATATAAGGTGATGACGTAGTTAGTGTAAATACATAAGTAGCTATACCTTGAAATCCTAAAGTTAAACTTTAAATTTACTAGGTCTACGTCTGTAGACACACCTATCCTTAAAAACTTATTTAAAGATCACGTTATCAATCTGTTAGTTTTAGAGATGTTAGCGAAAGAACGGATGTATGAGCTAACTAAACAACCGATGTATTGATATGATGGAAGCTGTAGTATCTTTAAGGTTCTTATGGAATAACGAGCTAAAGTAAGCGTCAGCTGATGTAACCTCTTAGTAGGTATTGCTTATCTTCTTATCTATATACCTATTAATATGAGACGTTTTAAACGAAGTTACAACGACTATCTAAATCTCATTAGTATAAAAAGTAACAGCCGAAGGGAGTATGTAAAGCATAAAAGTTAAAGATGTAGTGTTTAAGCGGTAGACAGCGGGTGTCTCAAAACTGTCTCAATAACATCTCACATTTAACTAGTAAACAGCTTTGTTATAAAGTAGTATAGCTGTGATGAACATCAACGATCAAACAGATACGTTCCAGTACGAACTAGCCAAGCTTATATATAGGTTCAAGAGCGAATACGATATTAACGATTACACGATAGCCGGATGCTTGGACTTCGCTAAGCTGTCTGTATTGACGGAAACAGATGATGTTATATTTACTGGAGAACTAACAGAGGACACCGATAATGAAGAAGACACCGAAGACGACAACATTACCTTCTAGCGAAGTAGATCCAACCCTACCAATCATTCGTATCGTCTCTGAAGAAGAAGAGATGCACATAAAAATGGAACTGGAGATGGAAGACAGTACGCACGATATGCTTGTTAAATGGGGCAAAGAGGTAGCATCCGACGAGGACTACATCAATATCGCCCTTACAGACGGCTTAAAGCACGGTATATCAAGCAATAAGTAGCACTTTGCTACAACTGTTCGAAAGGTTTCGTTGGAAAAATGCGAGACGTTCCAAAAAGATTTAGGTGAAAAAATGCGAGAGGCTTACGATGAGCAGTTTCCAAAAAGTTTTAACGAAAAAATGCGAGAGGCTTACGCTATATACGCGCGCGTTAATTACCCCCGCATGTACCCGCAAGATTCTTATAGGGGAGGGGGTATTGCTTCGTACTCTATGTATTATGTCTAATTAGTTTTGTTGACTATCAAGGACTTATGTAAACTTAAGAGCTTTCAATCAGTTTTACACGAGTAAAGCACATCAGTAAAGCTCGCCAGTTGCCAGTTGTTGATCGCTCGAAAGCTTGGTTATCGTATCAATAGATCAAGATGCGTTGATGCGTGTTTGCATATTTCTTATTCTTTTTTCGCGTTCAACTTTCGATCATAAACGATCATCAAACGATCAAAATCGATCATAAACGATCATCAGTAATTCTGCTCATCTAGTCATTAGTCGAACTTATAGCACATATTAGATTTGCAGGTAATTTACTTAGGTATGCATTTTTTTATCGAGATTACTTTTTTCTGTGCTAATAGGTAAAGTATCGCTAGCAATTCAGCTTTCGATTAAACCAACCTTATAGAATGAAAAACACTATTAAAACTATGCTTAATGAAAAGGACATGCTTATACTTACACAAGCTTTGCACGACTTAGCAGAGTACGAAGACATCACCCACGCTGAAAGTAAAAAGCTATTAGCTAAAATAAAAGATATTAATTACGCTTTTGTAACTAAAGTTTTGAAAGAGTCGGACTCAGTCATCTCTGAAGTATTACTTTAATACAAACAACCAATAAACACCAAAAATCTATACCATTATGAGAACAACACTTGCACAAATACGCTTATTAATTGACGAGCTGAACAAACAACTAGACAGACCTTTAAAGCCGTACATCAAAGAAAATGGCAAGCTTACCGCACAAATAGGCAACTTCCATTTATATCAAGCTTATGGAGCTTATGGCTTGCATGAAATGGCAAATGAAGGGGGCGGTATTCGTGAAACTATCGCACTTGGTACTAAAAAAGAATTGTATACCGCTTTGCACAAACTTATTCAAGGTGTAGAACTTGCAACAGCTTAAGACCGATATGAAACCAATAAAAATCATCAATCGCATACCAAGCCCTGCCGATCAAATAGACAAAGAACTCGACAAGCTATTCAATACCAAGCTTTCAGTATTCTTAGGCTATGCTTTCCCGCTTTTGTGTGGGCTAGGATGGCTTCTTATCTTGTTAGCAATCTTTTCAAGTTAATCCTTAAATCTATACCATAAAATGAAAACACTTAGAGAATTAAAACCATCAGGCTTACATTATCCAGTTGCAACTTATGCAGAATATAAAGGCAGAAGATATTTAATAGGTACTTCTAGCGATTGGTATACAGCGGAAAAGATAGCTTGTGACTTTCAACAAGCTTACATGAAAGCCGGATGGTATACCACAGATATATTTGATTCAACTTGCATAAATGGTAGAACCAAACAATTCAAACAAGCTTACAATTCCTAAACCTTACCTGACCTTATGAGTATACTATCCGACATAAGAAACCTTGAGCAAATAATCGAAGATACAAAAGAAGCTATAATTTACTGGCAAGACGATCCGACATATGTGGACTGGCTTAGAAATGAATTGAGCAAATGCTATGCAAAGCTGAATAAACTGGAGCAATCAATATAAACCTTACCTGACCTTACATAAAATGAATAAACAATACAGAATAACCGAGAACGGCTTTATATGCCTATTTCACAACGGAATTAAAACTTCCACTCACTTTTATACTAAAGGTGATGAACTTGACCTTGAAAGGAACGGTTATGAAAGAATTTGAAGTTGAACTAAGTGCCACTACTTACCGGACTTTTTATGTGACCGCTGAAAGTGCTGAACAGGCTGAGGAATTGGCTTGGGAAGTACTGGACGACGACGAAGAAATCAGTGGTGCATGGAAAGATAGTGCCAAACTTGAAAGTGTAGAACCGACAAACAATTAAACCTTACCTGACCAAATGAAAATACAACAACCAACCGACAACTCTCTTTATATCACAATTGGCAACTTTACCTATTACTTTGATGATTCAATAGATGGTGAGGTGATCGTCCAGAGATGGCATAAAGATGATGATGATATAAATGACCCTGAACTTTTACAAACAACTGAAGACGAATAAACCAAAATGAATACTTACAAAATAAAATACCTCACTGTCTTAAATTACTGGAAAGGCAAACGCTACCAAGCAACTAATATAATCGCATCGGATCCGGCAACGGCTGAAGTAGAAGCTTGCAAAATTATAGAAGGTGATCGTTCCAGCTTGTCCAAGCAAATATACGATGTGCAAGTTTGGCTTAATGGAAAGGAAGTGACCGCAGGATGTCAGTAACCATCTACCTAACCGATCACAACGGGCGAAAGGTTGCTTTCTTCTATCGAATCGACTCAGAGCGATATAACACGGCTCCATCAATTATATGGGCTTGTCGTCAACATCCTGAGTACCAAGGCACAGCGGAATCAAAGGAGCACTTCATCGAACAGGCAAAGGATGTTATGCGTGAGCTTAATAAAATTTCACAAAATAACCGATCAACTTGTGAAAAAATTCCGACTAAAGTTTGTGATACTTGTGGGTTGACATCTCCAAAAATGGAGGCACAACTTACCTGTCCAGATTGCTTAATAAATGACCAGTAACAACGAACCGACTTTCCTAGATATGAACGACCTATGTGACGATAGCCTTGA